AAATCCTATGACCGTCGTTTCCGATCTCCGTGACCAGTTTGGCAATAATATCACTGCCACTGAAGTAAAAAAATATGCAAGAAAGGTTGGACTCGGTTATCGTGCCATCACTAATAGACTAAGTGCATACAAAGTCAAGCGTGGTACTTGGGATCTAACTGTTAAAGAAGCTCTAGAGAAAACTTATAGTAAACCAGCAGCAGCACCTGCTGTAGAGCAGAACTTGGTACCAGATGTAGATCCTAACTTTGTTCCCTTTGGTAATTTTAATCGTCTTAAGAAGATCCTTAAGTCAGGTATCTTTTACCCAACATTCATTACTGGACTTTCTGGTAATGGTAAAACGTTTGGTGTCGAACAAGCGTGTGCTCAACTCAAGCGTGACTTGATTAGAGTTAACATTACAATTGAAACCGATGAAGACGATCTTATTGGTGGGTTTCGCCTTGTTAATGGCGAGACAGTATGGCACAACGGTCCAGTCATCGAAGCACTCGAAAAAGGAGCAGTCCTACTTTTGGATGAAGTGGACCTTGCATCTAATAAGATACTTTGTCTTCAATCCATCCTCGAAGGGAAGGGAGTCTTCCTCAAGAAGATAGGTAAGTTCGTAAAACCTACAAAAGGATTTAATGTCTTTGCTACTGCAAACACTAAAGGTAAAGGATCTGAAGATGGTAGATTCATTGGTACTAATGTACTTAACGAAGCATTCCTTGAGAGATTCGCATTGACCTTTGAGCAAGATTATCCATCACCTCAGGTAGAGCAGAAGATTCTTGCTAAGGTATGTAAGGACAATGACTACTGTAAGAAGCTTGCTGACTGGGCAGACATCATCCGTAAGACATTTTATGATGGTGGTATCGATGAGGTGATCAGTACACGTAGACTTGTACACATCACTAAGGCATTCTCTATCTTCAACGATAGACTAGAGGCAGTACAACTTTGCTTGAACCGTTTCGATGATGAGACTAAGCAAGCATTCCTAGACCTTTACAGTAAGGTTGATGACAAAGTTGACCTTCCTGTAGACGAGGGAGAATCTCCTGTAGAAGTTCATTCAGATAAAGTGGTTGCAATTAGGTAACCACTCTGTTATACTGGTAGAAAACTACCACGTATATGAACAAGTACAATGAAGATGAACTTCTAGAAGAAGTCAAATCTTACATTCACAACACGTACCGAGGTCATTACAGTCCAGGTGGGGTTCAGACGTTGGATCTCATCGATTCGGTAGGTGACGCTGAAGCATTCTGTAGGAGTAACATCCTAAAGTATGCTTCTCGCTACGATCGAAAGGGTTCAGCACGTAAGGACATCATTAAGATTGCCCACTATGCTATACTCTTACTCCATTTCAATGATAAAACCGCACGTGCGATGGCTATCAACGATGGAACTACATCATTCTCAGTTGACTACGACAAATGACAGCAGTCACTTTATCCAAAACTACATTATCCATTCTTAAAAACTTCGCCACGATCAATACGAGTATCGTAGTGAAGACTGGTAATGTCCTTAAGACTATCAGCAATGCAGAAAACATTCTTGCATCTGCTAAGGTAGAGGAGACATTTCCAATTGACTTTGCCATCTATGACTTGAATCAGTTTATTGCTGGTCTCTTGTTGTTTGATGATCCTGTACTCCACTTCGATAATCCTAACTATGTTACGATTAAAGATCAAGGTCAGGGACGTAGAGTCAGATACTACTTCAGTGATCCTGAGATTACTATGAAGGCAGCACCTGATCGTGAGATCAAATTTCCTGGTGGGAACATTGAATTCAATGTGACTGAGGAACAGATCGGTGCACTTAGCAAAGCTGCTGCTGTGTATGGTCTACCAGACTTCACTGTGTCAGGTGAAAAGCAAACCGTTATTCTTAAAGTACGTGACAAAGAAGACGACACCTCCAACTCTTATGATCAAGTTGTACAAGGATCAACAGACGGTGATTACTCGCTCGATTTTAAAGTTGAAAACCTCAGACTCTTCCAAGGAGACTACGGAGTAAGTGTGTCCAGTAAATTGATCTCTAAGTGGGATCACAGTGACCTTGACTTAACTTACTACATTGCCTTAGAACCGTGAGAAAATTCTTATGGGTTGAGGAGTATCGACCCACTAAAATAAATGATTGCATCCTACCTCAGAATCTTAAAACAACGTTTCAGGAGTTTGTGGATGCGGGTGAATTCCCGAATCTCCTCCTCTCTGGATCTGCTGGTGTTGGTAAGACAACAGTTGCAAGAGCTCTATGTGATGAACTGGGTGTTAGTTGTATTATTATTAATGGTTCTGATGAGGGTAGATACCTCGATACGGTTAGAACGAGAGTTAAAAACTTTGCTAGTACAATTAGTCTCTCAGGAAGCAAACACAAATGTGTTATCATAGATGAAGCAGACAATATGACTGCTGACGTTCAGTCACAGTTACGTGCTGCTATTGAGGATTACCAGAACAACTGTAGATTTGTCTTTACTTGTAACTACAAGAATAAGATCATTCAACCATTACAGTCTAGGTGTTCTGTATTTGATTTTGTAATTAAGAAAGAGGATAGACTAGACCTTCAAGGTCAGTTCTTCCTTAGAGTCAAACAGATACTTAAAGATAATAAGGTTACAGCAGAAGACAAGGTTCTGGTTAAACTTGTACAAAAACATTATCCAGATTGGAGACGAACA